GGCATAGTCGCTGATGCCCATGGCTGCGTCGTTGGCGGCCTGGCGGTAGGCCGAAGACACCCCGCCGACCTGCTGCAGCCCGCTGGTGGCCGAACCCTGCGCGGCGCGGACCTGGTTGATGTACTGGTCCAGCATCGAAGAGCGCGCGGCATCGCCGTTGTTGCCCGCGCGGTCGGCAATCGTGTCCATGACCTCTTTGTCGGCATCTTGCTGGCGCTCAGAGCGCTGCTGGATCTGCCGGCCAAGTTCGTTGTCCTGCCGCTTCTTGGTCTGCTCGGTGTTGTGGTAGTTCACACCGGCGCCGATGATGGCAATGGCGGTTGCGACCCAGGTCATTTCGTTTCCCCTTCGATTTCCAGAGCCGCGTCGTCCGGCATGATCACGTGTGCCTCGATCTTGTCGAGGTCGGTTTCGTCAGTCAGGTGGGTGGTGATCAGCACGCTGTCGGCGTGGGCGTAGATGGCCCGCTTCATTCCAGGCAGCGAGTCGATGACATGAGTGCCCTGCAGCTCGACCATGCCCTCTTCCGTGCGCAGGGTGACGTGCCCGGTGACGATGAGCAGGTGGCGGTGTCGATGGCGTTTCCCCACCACCAGCGAGCCGGCCGGCATCCGCAGTGTGCGCACGTACTGCCCGGGCAGGAAGTTGTGATCCACCGGCAGGTCCGCCTGCGGCTGCTGCAGCATGGCGTCCTGCAAACGGACGATGTCGGCCAGAGTGGGGGTGCTGACCGTCTGCATCATGTCGCCCAGCATGGCGACGTGTGCTCTCATGTTCATCGGCCACCGCCAGCAGCAGCGCCAGCACCGAATCCGGGCTGGTACAGGAGGCCATAGGCCCGGCTGCCGCGGCGCTCCTCGGCCATCTTCTGGCTGTTGCTGAAGACGTTGGCCAGGCCGCCGAACACGTCACCCAGCGCATCCGCCTTCATCCCGCCACGGCTGCTCTGCAGGTTGGCCTGCATGGCCTGTGCAGCCTGCTGAGCGCCGCTGGTGAGGCCCATGCCGGTGCTGGCCTGCGAGATCAGGTTCATGCGCGAGTTGTCGTCAGCCGTGCGCAGGTCCGCCGCGGCCTGCTGCGCCAGCCGGTCAGCACTGAGGATGCCGGACTGGTAGTTCTCGCCCAAGGTCCGGTTGGCATCGACCGAGGCTGTGCCGCCGGTCAGCCCGTTGCGCGCCATGGCGAACTTCAGGCTGCGGTCGGCCACGCCCTTCTGCTTCTCCAGCTCGTTGGTGTAGAAGGACCGCGACGCCCCGAGGAAGTCGTTGATGTCGTTCTGCCGCGACGCCCCTCCGTAGATGGCGTTGATCTGGTTGACGGCCTGGTTGATGTTGTTCTGGCGCCAAGATTCCTCCTGCGCCGCCTTGGTCGCTGACCCGTTGCTTCCGCCGCCCATCATTCACCCCGCATTCTTGAAAAGTGGGCGATGTCCTCGCCCCTGAGTCCGTAGCCGCGCGAGACGCCCTCGGGCCGCATGCCGAGCGAGCGTTCGAACCACTCGATCGCCTTCTCTCTGGACGTGATGGCGCTGGTCTGCACGCGATGCGCCTGCGTCTCCAGCAGCCGATCGATCAGCCAGCGGGTGGCCTTGGTCATCGCGCGCCACTGCTCGGCCCAGCCCTGCTCCGAGCCGACCATCCAGGACTGCCACACGCCTGGTGCGACCGGATGGAAGCCGCCGGCAGCGGCCGGCATGCCATCGCTGCCGACCACCGTGAGCGCGAAGGGCGCCGACTGCGCCCAGGTGTTCACCAGCCAGTGCGCCGCGGTGTCCGGGTTGTAGGTTGGCGTGCCCAGTACGGCGAGTAGCTGCGCCTGCTCGGTCTCGCGCATGCATTCGGCCAGGGCGACCAGGTGCACCGGCCGACACGGGATGACGTTGGAGGGCAATCGGGCGGTCTGCATGGGCAGATTCTTCACCCTTGGCAGTGTCGTTCAACGGACTCACGACATGCCCCTCAGGTCTTGCAGGTACAGGCTGAAGGCGTTCCACTGCCACGCCTGTGTGCCGTCATACGTGAGCCGGACCGAGAGCGAAGGCGCCGACAGGGGCATCGGAATAACCATGCCAGGAACCGTATCCGCCGGGATCGCGTACGGGTCGGTGAAGTAGCCCCCGTTGCTTTGATCGTAGCCAAAAGACACTGCGACATCGCCGGTGCCTACCACATCGAAGCCATATAGGCTCTTTGTGACTCCAGGCTGCCCGAAGTCCAGCCATGGCCACTGGATCAGCCCGGTTGCTGGCTCGATCGTCCCAGGATCCGTCTCATCGCCCAGCAGGTCTTCCTGCAACACGTGGATGAAGTCCCCGGAGCGAAGATACAGGCCATCTCCGCCGAGGCACCAATCATCGACGGTGTAGGGGAAGACGTAGCGAGACCACGCGCCGACTTGCCCAATCGAACTGATCGAGTAGACGAAAAACTGAGTGCTCATCTCGCCTCCTGAGCGCTTATGCGCAGAGATCCTAGGCTCGTCGGAACGCTCATAGCTGCAGCCACCTGGAGAACCCCTCGGGCGGGGTGTATAGGGTTTCGGTGGGCAAGGTATGCAGGGTGTATGCAACGCCTTCCTGCCCCAAGCTCACCATCGGGAAATATGTCCCAAGCGGCAAAGTGAAGAAGGGGTTCAACCCAAGCGAAGGATCACCGTTGTTGACCCAAACGCCCGCTACACCAAACCAGAGCCTGCCGGTATCGGCGTCAAAAGCCACCATGCAGCGATTGTTCCCGGGGTACGGCGGAGCGATGCGCTCAGAGATGGCGTTGTCTTTCAGACCGTACCCGTGCGACCCCATGGCGGCACCGAAAGAGGAACCCACTTGGCCGCCTGCAGGGCTGAATCCAGCTGGGCCTATCCCATACCGGCCGGTTGGTGCATTCGTGAACTGACCAGTGCCCTTTACTTCGAAATACCATTTCCCGGTTGCCCGGGAGCTGACGGCGATCTGATTCCCGGAATTGTTGCCTCCAGAGATCATTGAGACCGTCCGGTTCCCGTTCGAGAGCAGATAGTCGGCAAACACCAGCGCTGGATTCCAGACGTTTGCCTCGCCCACGGCGGCAGAATCTGAGCAATCTGAGTAGTTGCCGAGTGAATCGGTGGCACGCACCACCCACGAGTAGCTGCCCCGTGATGTGTAGCTGTAGGCGACCAAGCCGGTCGAACTGATCGACGCTCCAGGCGGCAAAGACCCAGATTCCAACTCGACCGAGTACGGAGGTGTGCCACCGGAAACGACGTACTGATATGAGCCGGAATCCCCTACAAGCCCATCCGGAAGATCCCCTCTGATCAATAGCGGAGGCGGAACAGCATCAGGGAACGCGAGCCAGTATTGGCCCGCGTTGGGGTAGTAGAGTCCCATAGACCGACCGCCGGCCGCGAGAACAGAACGCATGATCGGCTCAACCAGGGAGTCGATCGGCATGCCAACGTCACCAGCCTGGTAGTTGGTCGAACTTGCGGCAATGCCGATTGATCTAATTCCCTGTGAGGAGGCAAAGAACAGGTCGTTCGAGACGGGAGCTATCGACCGATGCTGCGTGCTGCCGAGCGGAAGCGCATCGATCAGCGCCATGCTGGCCGGGTCTTCATCGACCTGCCAGAGCTGGAAGGCCTCGGAGTTGAACACCACCAGATTCCCGCGGTAAAGCCCCATGGCCGAGACCGGGTTGGAGCCGTAGTTCTGCAGCCCCGTGGGTAAATAGCCGGCATCGTCCGTGCTGGACCAGTCAAGCGGGTTGACCGTGGCGCTGTACCGCACGATGTCGTCGTCGCCGGCGAACACCTTGCTCGCGGCGATCGCCACGATTTTAGTGTTCGGGCAGTTCGGGTCTTCTACGCGGCGCGACACCGTTTTCCAGTCGATCGTGCCATCCCGCACAAAACCTCCGATCTCGGTCGGCCATTGAGGCTCAACCGCGCCGCTCACGTACAGCGGCGAGGCTTCCCACGTGACGCGGGTGGAAGCGACAGCCTCCCAGATGACGTCGTTGTCGATTACCTGCTGGCCCAAGATCGGCGGCCAGGCAGGCTCATTGGCGGCCGAGTACCCCGATTCGTCCTGCACGGCGCGATAGACCAGCCCGTCAGGCAGCCCGGCGAAGGTGCCGGAGACGCTCAGGTTGTCGCCGAAGATGTGGTGCGTGTGGTCCGCTACGGAGAACAGCGCGATGCCCGCGCGAGCGTAGGCAGCGCCGGCCGGGCGGGTCGCTGTCACCTTCGATTGATGCCATGCACCGTTGCTGCCGTCACTGACGACATTGCCCCGCTCACTGCTGAGCAGCAGGCCGCCATTGTCATACCAACGGACCTCCACCCAGCCCCTGGTAGCACCCGCGATGGAAGCGCCCTGCTGAATCATGGCTGATGCTTCGAAGGTGCTGCCGGTGCTGGGGACCACCAGCTTGGTCTTGTTGAGCGCCAGGCCCTCGGGCACCGAGCCGGGCATGCGTACGCAGGCGCCGTTGCTGCTGTAGCCACCGGTGGTGACGAACTCAGCGCCGCCGGTGAAGTCCCAGTTGACGTTGCCAGCGGAGAAATCGCCGTTCTCCACCTGCGCCGCGGTCGGTGCCGGCGCGGTGATGGGCTGGACGATATTCCCCTGCTGGTAGAGGGTGCCTGGCTGCCAGAGAGGAACGGCCATCAGCTTCTCCCCGATCCGTAGCGGTCTTTGACGCTGGGCGGCACCGATGGGGTGTCGGTCGTGTTCGTCTCGAGCGCGTTCTGGATGTTGGCGTCCTCAAATACGGTCTCGCCGGCGTTGGTCGGCCACGTTGGTTCTGTCGTGCCGGAGCGCGCAGACGCGCCGGTGGTTTCGATGACCGTGTACTTGTAGCCGTTGTCCGTGGTGGGCACTACGACATCACCGACCGCGCGGCCGACATTCGCCGCCCACGGCAGATAGGCGGAGGTATCGCCCTCCAATCGGTAGGCCAAGCCATTCCCGTTGGTGGGCCGGATCAGCGTTCCGGGGAAGTAGGTCGTGCCGGGCTGCCAGATCTCTCCCCTCTCCAGCCAGTAGTGGAAAACTCCGCCGCCATAGAACTCCGCGACGACGTACAGAAAGCCCAGAAACGGCATCGCGAAGTGGATCTCCTTGATTGGCGCTTCAGCACTATCCGGATGTCGGAGAACCTCGATTTCGACCTGCGGCGACGTCGAAGGGATCACCCTGTGGGCGAACACAACGAACTTTCCCTGGAAGAAAACCAGCCCCTTCGTGCCTTCGGGGAGAGCATGCGCGATGCGCGTGCCCGGGCGGCACTTGATGGTGCGCGCCGCGGTGACGTAGCCGTTGACCAGGTCGTAGACGGAGTCCTGCGACGCCCCGCCCTTGTTGCGCAGCCGGGTGATACCGGCCTTCACCGTGGAGAGAGACACCTGCCTCATGGCGAGTCCTCCGGCCAGCCGCCGACGGGGATCGGGCGCACAGCGTTGCGCGGGTCAGACGTGCCCGGGATGTAGCGCCGCGTGTTGTGGTCGCCCCGGACCAGGTCGCGGACGTAGGACGACAGCTGCGATGCGTAGTTGCCAGCGTCGGGCTGGCCGTAGTGCGCCTTGGCGTTGGCCAGGGCCAGCAGGAACAGTGCCTCCGGGTCGACCGTGGTGAAGTTGCCGTCGGCGGCCAGCGGCATCAGGCCGAATTGGCCCTTGATGCGCAGCTGCCAGGTCGCGTCCACCGGTGCAGGCCACAGCTCGATGCACTGGCGGACCTCGTAGTGGCTCGGGATACCCCGGCCGCGCGGGGGGTACATGACCGGATCGATGCCGCTGTTCAGCGGGCGCC